TCATCTTCCATAAGAAAGACAGAAGCATGTTTCAATGATCCATATAAATAAATATCTGGATGCGAAGTTAATACAAAGTTAGATGTATTAGAATCGCTTAAAGCATCTATTTTACTAAAGTATGTTAATTGTAATGTATAACTTGCATCAGGGGTAGGTGCAAGTTCCATTGTATTGTCTACTAATGCAAAATAAATAGGTTGACCAGTAACATTATTGTTAGCTTTTCTATAAACATCCAATGATTCAATAGACATTTGCATTAATGGGCTAAAGTTATTGGATGTAATTTCTACATTAACAGCTTCTAACCAATCGGATGGTAGAGATAAATATTGTGCATCTGCGGTTGCGGTTGCTCTTTTAACTTGATCTGCAACGCGTAATCTTCTGTTTAATTCGGCTTCGGTATTGTCAATGAATATATCTATTTCAGATGTTAAATCTGATCTGTTTAGATAATTCGCTATGTTTGTTTTTAATTCGCTGTATGTCATAGTTTACCTTGCCATGTTCTAAATACTTTATTATCTGAATTGTTTAGCCATTTCTTCCATGCTTTCATATCGTTAGCCCATCCTTCGCGACAAGCTCTTTGATAAACTACTAATGGGACTTCTGCAACATGACGGAAGTCTTTACCTGGTTTTACATATTCTGCAATGTTTTTACAATGCTCTATGACTGGCTGAACATCCTGTGTGGTGTGATACACAAGTTTGTCATCTTCTGTGGCAAATTCGTGTGTATAACCAGTTTTATGATCTATTAATGTTTTTCTAGCCATATTGCTTTTCTAAAAGTTCAACAACTTTAATTTTATCATTGACTTTAGCTATTTGACTAATAATTTTAAGAATAAAAAAAAGGCGGAGTAGAAATTAATCTAACCCCGCCTCATCCCGATCAATTAAGATACATTAAGATCTGCAACGACACCATGAGCAGCTTCGTTGGATACTTCTAATCCATACTCAACTACGATCATTTTTGTCATAGCGTCACCTATAGTTGCGATATCAACAGTTTTGAAATCTCTTAGGTATGACACTTTAGCAAATTCAGGATCAACAAGAAGCAATGATCTTTCTCTTGATCTGTTTGATGGAACGATTTTAAGTTCACCAAAGTCAGATGAATAGATAGATACTGAAGCCTCTACTGTATTAGCATCTACAAATTGTCTTGCTTGTGTTCTACCTGTGAAACCAGAAATAACTTGTTTGTTATGTGGGCCACAAATAGCTAATGATGGTTCGCCACCATTAGTGAAGCATAGTTGTAGAACATCTTTAAGTAGATCTTCAGTTAGAGCTCTTTGAGTTCCGTCAGTTGGAGCAGCACCGCCACCTGTAGAAGCACCACCAGTTCCTCTTGAATCGTTTGAAGTGATCCAAGATTCGAAACCGCCAGTTACCCTTGCAGTTGAAGCGTTACCAGTTGTTTTAGCTCCGTTCTGAGAAAGAGCTTCTTCCATATCTCTTTTAAGAGCTTTAGACATAATAGCAAGTTGGTGAGCCATTTCTGATCTCTTACCTGCTGGATCTGAACTCTCTTGAGAGCCTGTTACTGTTGCATCTCTTTTTGAGATCATACATACATTACTTTGCCTTACAGTAGCGGTAGCAGCTGCTCTTGAAAGTTCAAAACCTTCAAGTTCGCCACTTGCACTAGGTACAGGTAAAGATTCGGTTTGCCAATCAAACACCACATTTTTAACACTTCTTTTGCCGATTGAGGACATAAAGGGAGTTTGCATTGGAGAGATGTTGTAAATGATATTACTTAAATCTTCTCTGTCAGCAGTTGCGGTGTAAGTATCAAAAGCGTTAGTTACTTTTGCCATGAGTTTACTCCTATATAAAAAATTACTTTAACATTTGTTCAAAAACTTTAGCCGCATCCTGGGTTTTACCAGTTTTAGCTAACCTCTGTTTTGCTCTTTTCACAGGTGCTATAGATTTGACTCTATTTGTAGTTCCAGGTCTTGCAACACGCGCTTTAGCTTTTTCTAATGGTTTTTTCTTTGTTGCCTTAACAGTTTTATCGTTAAGCCAAGCATTTCTTAAACCAAGCAGTGCGCGATAGTCATAAATCTGATTAATCTCTTCTTGTGTATACCCAAGATTTTTAATTGCATAGTCTCGAATTGCAGATTTTTCCTGTGTGGCAACTTCTTCGTTTTGCCATTCTGGAATAATCTCAAGAAGTTTTTGTTGGCTATAAGTAACCAACTGTTGAAGTTGTTGTTGCTGTTGCACAAAAGCCTCTTGTTGAAGTCTTTGTTGTTCAGCGCTAACAGCTTGCAACTGGGCCTTCTTGTCATCCCAAATCTGTTTTTCTCTGACATAAGCTATTGGATCATCTTCATATAACGCGTTCCAATCTGGCTCATTTGCCAATTCACCCTTTAATTGTGTTTCCAATTTAGGGAGCAACTGCGAATAAATCGCATTTTTCTCTTCAATCTCTCTTGCTTGCTGCTCAAGATATTTTCTTTGATTTGCAAGCTCTTGAGTTTTCCGAGTGTAATCTTGCTGACGAGAATATCCACTTTGTAGTTCCTCCAGCGTCACCTCAATTTCTTCTCCGTCAATTTTGACTTTGTAAGAAGCGGGTTGCTCTTGTTCCTCTTCGGCTTCTAATTGTTCTTCGTCATCAAATTCGTCATCTTCATCAAAATCTTCATCTTCTTCAGTATCTTCTTCTTCAAGTTCAACTTCATTAGATAATTCATCTTCTTCGATGACCTCTACTTCGTTTATATCGACTTCTTCAACTGTATCCTCGGGGGGAGTTAAGAAACTCTCAAAAGCGACAGTAGCTTTTTCATTATCAGTTTGTAAAGCAGTCGGTTT